TATTTGCAGACGAGGAAACTATCCAGGGCTCCAGCCAAATGCCCTGGAGGACATGGGTCTGGTCTGAGGATGGCGCGGCGCTGCTGAGTGACGAGTAGCCGGAAAGCTAGGGGACACGTTGTCAGGCCATGGCAGCCCCCAATATCAAGAGCGGCAGCTCGGTTACGACGGTCACCGGCAAGACCGTGGGCTATGCCGTGACCACCTCGATGGCTGCGGCGCTGAGCAATGGCGCCAGCAGCGGCAAGGTGCTGAAAATCAATTCGGTGTACTGCGCCAACGTGGACGGCACAGCAGCGGCTGACATCAGCCTGGAGCATTACAACGGCACCACTGGCTTTGCCATCGGCAAGACCATCGCCGTACCGGCTGATGCCACCCAGGTGCTGGTGACCCGCGAGGCGTACATTTACCTGGAGGAAGGTCACAGCCTCCGCGCACAGGCCAGCGCCGCCGGCGACCTGGAACTGGTCATCTCCTACGAGGACATCAGCTGATGCTTGGCTTCAACGGTGGCCTTATGGGCGTGCGGCGCACGCCAACAGCCGAGGCGGCATCAGGGCTGTGGTCTCAAAACGAGCAAAGCGTAGCTAAAAGAGCTGCAATTTGGCCAACTTTGGGCCCCGGTGGAGGGCCTATGCCAACATTATGGTATGACTTTGCCGACGAAAGTACAGTTACAGTTGAAAGCGCGCAAATAACAGCGATTACTAGCAAAGGCACCAGGGCTTGGACGCTAACAAAATCAAGCACAGGGCCTGGCTATGTAACGGGCATCAATAGCCTTAAGTGCCTGGATTGGGGCAGCAGTCAGCACAGCAATTATCTAAGGTCTACTGATGCAACCACAACGGCAATAGGCGAAGTCTATGCAGTGGTTGATGGCGCATTTGGCGGATCATTCTATTCAAGTTATGCCGGTCTTTTTACGGGCACTGGCTCGGGTGCTTGGTACTTCCTGGGGTTTTCTGGCTCATGGACAGAATCTGGGACTGGCTTCAACCAACTTTTCATCAATGGAGGTGCAACTAATAGAGCTAGTAGCGACCCCTTTAGTTCTCCTAGCATTGACAGTCCGGCAATTATCCGCGTTAATAACAGCACATCTGCAACCTTTAACGCTACAGATGGTTTTCAGATTGGCAACGACCGCACTAACGGCAATCGCGGATGGCTCGGCCTTGTCGGTGAGTATCTAGTTTACCCATCGGTCTTGAGTTCCGACTCTAGAAATCTGGTAATGAACTACCTTGCAGCCAAATGGAGTATCACGCTGGTCTAACCATGCTTTACTCCCACAACGCCACCGCCCCAGCGCCCCTGCCGCACCGCATCCGCTTTGCGGACGGCAGCACCCGCACGGACCGCACCACCTTCACGCCTGACGAGCTGAAGCGCGCGGGCTACTCCGGCCCGTTCGAGCGCCCCGAGTGCAACCCCAAGCTGGAGACCATTGCCTGGGACGGCACGCAGTTCCTGGTGCGCCCCTACAACTTCGATGAGCTGCAGGCGCAGTACGCCAAGGTCCGCGAACGGCGCATCGAGCTGCTGCAGTCATGCGACTGGACGCAGATTGCTGACTACGACCTCGGCGCCGATCGTGACGCCTGGGCCGCCTACCGCCAGGCCCTGCGCGACCTGGCTGATGCGCCCAACCCGTTTGACATCACCTGGCCGCAGCCACCGGCAAGTTAGGTCAACGCAAGCAGCAGCATGGCGATCACCATCAGCCTTTACAACCACACGGCTGCCCGGTTTGCCTCTGGCGCCAATGCCGTTGGGGATACCTACAAGTTGAAGCTGCTGACGGCAGCCACCTTCAGCGCGGCACACACCACTCTTGCTGCAACCGGTGGCACCGAGGTGGCCAGCGGCAACGGCTACACCACAGGCGGCGCCACGCTGGCCAACGTGGCCGTCACCACTGTCACCACCAACGATGCCAAGCTTGACGCGGATGATGTCACCTGGACTGCTAGCGGCGGCTCGCTGAGCGCTGCGTTTGGCATCCTCTACAACGACACGGACGCTGATGACCCGCCGGTTGCGTTCATTGATTTTGACGGCAGCAAGACAGCACCGGCAACCACTGATTTCAAAGTGATCTGGGACGCCGCAGGCATCTGCACCTTCACGGTGGCTTGATATGGCGCAAACAATCACTATCAGCCAGAAGGAACTGCAGCGAGTTGCCGCCCTGGCATACGAGGGCGAGACGCTCAAGGTGATGCTGTGCTCTGTTGGCGCGACGGGCTATACGGCGCAAAGCACCGTTGCCAACTGGCAAAGCGTGGAGAAGAGCGGCAACGGCTACAGCCGCTTCACCGCCACCATCGCAACGGGCAGCTACGACGGTACAGAAGCTGCTTATGTCATGCCTGACATTGACGCAGCGTTTACAGCCACCAGCACGGGCTACAGCTATGACACGGTGGTCATCTACATCAATGGTGAAACCTATCTGCACAGCATCATCGTTGAATCACCAAATGTCACGCTGGTAGCAGGCCAGACGCAAACGTATCGCATCAGTCTGCGGCAGGATGACTGATGAGCACCGAGATCACAGTCTTCACGGGAGACAGGGATCTGGTTGATCGCGCCAAGGCGCAGACACAGGCCAATCGCTTTGCGCGTGTTGACGCGGAACAGCAGGCCAAGGTGCAGCAATCGACAGAGCAGCTGCTGCAGATCATGCAGCCGCCCGCTACGGCGGTGTCTCGACTGGGCGGCCGACTGTTCAGGCATCTGTTCTTCAGCGAGGAACCTATTGCCCGCCGGAATGCCAGCACCGGCCTGCTGGCCTTTCTGCTGGTGCCGACTGAGGAATTTGACACCTCAGCGGTCGGACCGTTTGGCGACCCTACCGGAGCGCAGTTCACCAGCTATGGCGCCAGTCCCGGCCTGGTGCGCGGCTACACCAACACCTACTGGACGGTGACCAACTGGCGCCCGTATGTCGGCTACGTGGTGGTGGGTGGCGTCTGGAAAAACATCGGCCGCCCGGTCTTTCGGCCGCTTGGTCTCGGGGAAATTGACGAGATCTCACAGCAGATTTTGCCGCCGTTGCTTGAAAACGGTGCGCTAAAAGGTCCAGTTCTAAAGTCAAAGCGTCTCCTTGTTGCTGGTGGATCTGGTTTTTTTAGAGCACCATGGATGGAGAGGACTATATCAGAAGTTCATATTGCTCATGCCGTAGCAACGCGAACTAACTTTCGCTACCGCGATGACACCAGCCAGCAGCGGCTTGAGTATTTAGACAACACGCCGCTGACCTTGCAGCTTGGCGCCCGCAGTGCCATGACGCTGGAGTTCATTGTGCAGCTAGGAAAAGACCCGATTCCAGCGGATGGCGGTGATCTTAGGTTCAATCAAGGCTTGCCTTTTACTGACATCAAAGGACTCAATCAGATTGGACTTCGGCTAGAGGGCTACACCTCAGGCGTCTGGGGGCAAGGCGCGTATGACAAGTTTGACCTGTACCTGCGCCAGGGCCACGGCAATGACGCCGACAGCTCCAACCTGCTTAACTTTGAAGGTGGTCAGTCCGTAAACAATGACCCACAGTCTGGCGACATCGTGCAATACGCCGAAGGCGAAGTGCGGAAGACTTTATGGCAACCAAGCTACGACTACAACACAGTTGGCAATAAAACGATAGTGCGTGTCATTGGCAATGACAATGAAACCATTCAGTTCAAGACCGCAGACAGCTTGGCAGCGCGACCTGTTCACTGCGCTTTGGTGTTCACCAACCAGCAAACCCGGCTCTACATCGAGGGCACGCTTAGGCACACGGCACCGGCTGCCCCCAAGCTGCTGAGTGCGCAAACCATGCGCGTTTACGCAAGCATGAAGGATTCAGCCTATAAGGAATATGGAGATGTCGCGGACTTCTTTGATGACGAGCGCATTCAAATAAATGCAGACTTGTTTAAGCCAGATGATCCGAATTATTTAGTTACGCAGATTGGCATTTACACGGCAGGCGACAAAGATTGGAGCCAAGAGGTGAAATTTGACGGATCTATTGTCGGCGGCGCCCCAGGCATAGAAAGGGCTTACTCAGTGACGCTGTGGCCGCTTCTATCCCTTAACGGCCAGCCAGTTGGCGGGTCGCAGCCTGGAGTTGTCGCCAGGGTGCCCTGGAGTGTGAAAGTGTCAGACCCGTTGGACACCAGTATTCACGAGATGCTAAACCAGCTGTATACAGGTGTTGTTGGCGCTTTCGATCAAAGAGCGCTTTATCAAACGGTCACGGTCTACGATCAGTTTGGCGAACCTTTCTTGTTTCAGCTGGGCAACGATGAGCAGTGGGACGTTACTTGGCGCGTGTATTCGGAGCTTAAAGGTTTTTATACGCCATCCGAAAATTCTGTGCTGGGTTACGTGGGGCAAACCTCTATCTTTCGTCCCTGGGTTACTCGCATTGAGTACCAGTCGGGACGCACAGGCACAGGGAGGTCCGTGTCATTTGACGAAGACGGTAACTGGGTTCCAAACAATGCAGCACTGGTGCCGAACCTAATCAACCCCCGCAGCACTGTGTTCAATGGGCCTTCGCGCCTGTCCGGGATCCGCTTGACCTCCAGGGAGCTTTACACAGGCAACACCGTCCAGGTTCCATCGGAAATCACCAGCCTGGATCCTGATGAGGATTCGCTGAGCACACCCGCCGGAGAGGGCGGTGGTGGCGGAGGTGGGTTTGCATGAACCAGCAGCAGGTAGCAGCCAAGCAACTCATCGCCCGCGCTAAGGCACAGGTGCAGGCCAATCGCTATGCGTTTCTGCGTAAAGCTGCAGACCGTAAGCTGGTGCAACAACTCGTCAAGCGCTGATGCTTCCGTTCATCACGCCACCTGCACCACGCACCACGCGCCAGATCGGCAACGAGCAAGTGGGCGTGCTTGAAGTGGAAGTGCGGGGTGGTTTGACAGTCGGCGAAAGCGCCACCATTTCTGAGCTGCTGGCGCAGGAGCAGAGCGCCTTTGTGCGTGGTGCGCAGATCGCCGATGCCATCGCCAAGGAAGAATCCATCAGCCTGACAGAAGCGTTCCAGCTGATTGAAAACGCGATTGCCGGCCGCCCGCTGGAGCCCGAGGCGGATTTGATCCGCGTGCGCCATGCCGAGCGGATTGCCGAGGTGGCCCGCGTCTATGCCAAAGCCGGTCAGGCCAACCTGGAGGCCACCGTCACGGCCTTGGTGCGCAGTCGCTGCAACCTGCCGGCCTGGACGCTGGATGACACGCGCAAGATGGACAAGCCCTTGTTTGATGGCCTCTGGCAGCTGGCGCAGGATGAGCAGGCCGCCGAGGAGCTGCCCAGCACACCACCAAGCGAGGAAGAACTGGGAAAGCCGCAGCCGGTCACGCCGACCGGCCACAAACGGACTGGGCGGCGCTCTTCTGGGAACTAGCGCGAGGCTTTCCCGGTCAGTTCCAGCGACGCACCTACAGCCGCGAACTGCGGGTGACGGTGCTGACGGCCTGGAAGGCATTGCAGACCCTCAAGCGTGAGGAAATGGCGCTGGCTGAGCTGCCGGTTGCCAACCTTGCGGCGCTGACCGCCAACATCAACCGCGACCCCAACAAAAGCAAAGCCTTCTCACCCGCCGATTTTGCGCTGTTCCGCGAGCAAGAGCAGCAGAAGGCGCAGCTATCACCCGAGGTGGCTGCTGTGGCCTTGGCGCTGCGGCATGAGGGCAAAGCGCCGCCTGTGCTGCTGGTGGCGTGGCGTGCCGTGCTGGCCAGCGCCAGCGAAAGCGCCAAGGTGCCGAGCATCCGCGCCCTGCGCAGTGATGACGCCCGGGTGTGGGTGCTGGCCCCCAGCTGGGAGGGACGCAACATCCGTGGCGGCCTGGTGATGACAACCGGCTGCGCTCACGGTGATTTCGTGCTGAGGGACATAGACCGCAGCCTTGCCACCTATGAGGTGCAGGTGCCGAAGCGACCACTGGCGGGTTGGCTAGAAGCTGGTTTGCTATTGCTGTCTGGAAACCTTGGGGCATGAACGTTCTCAGCTTGCGCACAGCACTGGCAATCACGTTGGTGGATGTGCTGGGCACTTATACGCTTGCCAATGGTGTGACGACGCCAGCCATTGCAGTGCGAGCTGCAGGAGACAGCCTGCCGCCTGGCACGCGGGTCAGTGGGCTGGAATGCGTCATCCTGCGCGAGCCTGAATTAGTGCCGGTGCGTCAATACAAAAAGGAACACGCCTTCAGTCGTTGGACGGTCTATCTCGTCGATTGGGATGGCACCAGCAGTTTGCAAACGGTGGCAGGCCGCCTGATCTGGGCCTATCCCGGCAGCAATGCGGTCACCATCAATGTGCCGCAAGGTGTCGGGCCACGCTCCCAGATGCGGGTTGACATTCAAACCGACCCGGACAAAATTCCTGATTGAGCCACCGGCAACTTAGGCGCAGATGCCGGTTTCTCGTGACGCTGCCTTCGGCTGAAGACATCAGTGCCATTGCCGTGACCCTGCTGGCCGGCAGCGAGCTGCTGAGCCTGGTCCCCGGCATCAAAGCTAACGGCTGGATTCAGCTGATCGTTGGCGCCATCAGGGGCATGGCTGAGGCCAACAGCCAGACCAAGCGCAGGGGCCGGCGGTGATTGAGATCTGGGCAGCCGTGGTGGGCGCCTGCTGCGCCATTGGTGCCAGCGGAGTCGGCAACTTCCTGCGGCGCGATGACGAGGCCGCCAAGTCTGTGGTGCGCCTGACTGCGGCGGTCGAGCACATTGCCGGTGAGGTCAGCTTGCTCCGCGCCGAGATCAAGAGCGACCGCCAGGAGCTGTACCCACGGCTGAACACATTGGAGCAGCGGGTCGCCGTGCTGGAGTCGCGCCAGTGATCCGGCTGACAGACGCGGCGCGGCATTACCGCGAGCTGCCGCATCAGATCGCCGCTTGGAATGCCCTGCAGGAGAAGGTGCCGCCGCAGCTGCTGGAGGAGTTTGCGCAGCTGTACCGCTCCGCACCAGCAACCAAGGACAGCCCGCCACCGGCCTGGCTGGCGCCAGCGCTGAAGATCATTCAGACCTGGGAAGGCTGCCGCTTGAGTGCCTACAAGGACGCAGCAGGCGTGCCAACCATCGGCTACGGCACTACCCGCCATGGCAATGGTGCGGTGCGGATGGGCGACACGATCAGTCAGGCCCAGGCCGATGAGTTGCTGCGCAACGATGTCGAGAATCTGTTTGGCCCTGGCGTGCTGCAGCTGCTGCCGCTGGCCGCAAAGTGGCGCCGTGAGCAGGTGGCAGCGTTGATCAGCTTTGCCTACAACGTCGGCCTGGGGGCCTTGGAAACAAGCACGCTGCGCAAGCGGCTGCTGGCTGGCGAAGAACCCTGCAAGGTGGTGCGCGAGGAGCTGCCCCGCTGGCGTCATGCCGGTGAGGCCGTGCTGCCGGGACTGGAGCGCCGCCGCGCTGCAGAGGTGGCCTTGTTCTGCGGGACTGCCCCCCCAGTGCAAGCAGCAGCGCCAAGCAATCCGCTGAAGGTGCCGTACTACAGCCAGCGCGATAGCCAGGTGGCTGGTCAAGCCTCGCGCATGTGCTTCAGCAGCAGCTGCGCCATGCTCGTGGCCACCGTGCGGCCGGGACTGCTGAGCGGCCCCAACGGCGATGATCAATACCTGAAGCGGGTCATGCAGTTCGGCGACAGCACCGACGCTGCCGCGCAGATCAAGGCATTGGCCAGCTACGGCATCAAGGCCACCTTTCGGCAGGATTGCACGTGGAGCGACCTGGAGCAGCAGATTGCCAAAGGCGTGCCGGTGCCGTGCGGCTTCCTGCATCACGGTCCCAGCTCTGCACCCACCGGCGGCGGGCACTGGTTGATCGTGATCGGCACCACGCCAACGGCGGTGATCGTCAACGATCCCTGGGGCGAGATGCTTGTTGCCGAGGGCACCTATGCCGGCAACCGTGGCGCTGGCCTGGCCTACAGCCGCAAGAACTGGGGGCCGAGGTGGATGGTGGAAGGCGCCGGTACCGGCTGGGCGATTGTGGCGCAGCCATAGCGGCTAGCTGCCATCCGCCGGCTCATCGCCCATGGACAGGCCCTTGGCCACGAGCAAACACTCAAACAGCACTTCAGCCTGCCAGCGCTGCTGGTGCTCGGTGCAATAGCCAAGCCCGCACACCCTCCAGAGCGGGCCGTGGCTGGTCTGGATCAGCTCGACACGCGGCTGATCCATTGCCGGAAACCTAGGTCGTCGCTCTAGGTTCCCTATGGCGTGGGGCGAGTGGATGATCCCGCAGCCGGGGCCAGAGCACCTGTTGACGCTGGAGCGTCAGCGGCGAGCTGTTGAGGGCTACGACCTAGCGCAGGCGCAGAAGGTGCTGCTGCAGCTGTGTGAATTGGCCATGCACCAGGATCTGATCATCCGCAGCGCTACACGGCAC